TGGCGAAATAACAGGCAATGCTGGAACTATTTTAGAATTATACGAAAATGTTTCTGTAACTGATGGTGCAAAACTTCCAGACGGTTCTAATAACTATTATCCTACACTCATAGAAAATAATTCTGATTGGATCGCAGCAACATCTACGCTCGTAGCCGTATCTATAACTGCACCTATTTATGAAGAACTTGCTTCTGGCGCAGATGGCGAGGGTGAAACTTCTATTGCGTTGGGTAAACTTGCAATTGGATACGATTTATATTCAGATCCTAATGAAGTTGATATATCTGCTGTACTTTGCGGTAAATCAATTAGTTCAAATCTTGCAAATTACTTGGTTGCAAATGTTTCTGAAAACCGTAAAGATTGCATAGTATATTCATCTCCGCCATACGCGAGCATAGTAGCTCCATCCAATCCAACAGCAAAGATGAATGGTGCTATATCGTTTAGAAATAGCTTAACTTCTTCTTCATATTTGGTAATTGATAGTGGCTATAAGTATCGCTATGACAAATATAATGATACCTATCGTTGGGTACCTCTGAATGGCGATATTGCTGGATTGAGCGCACGTGTTCTTCCATGGGAATCTCCAGCTGGTTATAAGAGAGGCATAATTAAAAACGTAATTAAGCTAGCGTTTAATCCAAATAAAGCGCAAAGAGATCAGCTTTATGGCAGTGATATAAATCCAGTTATTTCACAAGTTGGTCAGGGTGTTATTCTCTTCGGTGATAAGACTGCTCTTGGTACTGCTACTGGCAGCGCATTCACTCGAATTAACGTACGTAGATTGTTTATAACAGTTGAAAAAGCTATTGCAACAGTCGCCGCTTCATTCCTCTTCGACTTCAATGACGAATTCACACAGACTCAATTCAAAAACTTGGTTGAGCCGTTCTTACGCGATATTCAAGGTAGAAGAGGTATTATAGATTTTAGAGTTGTGTCTGACGCTACAGTAAATACTCCTGATGTTATAGACAGAAATATCTTTAGAGGTAATATTTTCATTAAGCCAGCACGCTCAATCAACATAATTGAACTCACATTCGTTGCCACAAGAACCGGCGTCGACTTTGACGAAATTGTTGGACAGCAACTCTAATAAATAGAAAGAAAAGGAGTTAGATAAATGGCATTCAACATAAACGAATTCAAATCACAACTAACAGGGGGTGGGGCACGTCCCACCCTCTTCCAGGTACAAATAACAAACCCAATTTTAGCTAACGCTGATTTTAAACTTCCATTCATGGTAAAAACTGCGGCGCTTCCTGGTTCTACAGTTGGTTCATACGTAGTTCCATATTTTGGTCGTCAAATTAAGTATGCTGGTGATCGCACATTTGAAGATTGGCCAGTTACAATTATCAACGATGAAGACTTTGCAATACGTAATGCAATGGAAGCTTGGTCTAATGCTATTAATTCGCATGACTCAAACACCAGAGCTCTACCGCAAAATTATAAGTCTAATGCTATTGTAACTCAATATTCAAAAGATGGTAGTGCACTTAGAACATACGTATTCGAAGGTCTTTACCCAGTTAGTATAGATTCAATACCTTTGAGTTGGGATCAGACTGATACTATTGAAGAATATGGTGTAACATTCCAATACGATTTATGGAGAGTTGAAGGTACTACTGGAATATCTACAACTTAATAATTAGTGAAATAAGGATATAAAATGAAATTATTTGGATTTGAAATTCGCAGAGACGAAGATCAAGAAGATAAACAGCCGTTATCATTTGTTGAACCAAACAATGATGACGGTGCATTAACCGTAGGAACTGCTTTAGGTGGTTCCTACGGAATGATGCTTGATATGGATGGTGCAGCAAAAACTGAATCTGAGTTGGTAACTAGATACAGAGGAATGCTCATACAGCCAGAAATATCACAAGCTGTAGATGAAGTAGTCAATGAAGCTATTAGCGTTGATTCTCACGAAAAAGTCGTTGAAATAGTTTTAGATGATACAGAACTTCCCAACAAAGTAAAAGACAGAATATCAGAAGAGTTTGATGAAATTCTTCGTATATTAGATTTTTCCAATAACGCATATGACATTTTTCAAAAATTCTACGTAGACGGTAGATTAAACTATCACATAGTAATTGATAAAGAAAATTTAAGTGACGGAATATTGGAACTAAGATATATTGACCCAAGAAAAATACGTCTTGTGAAAGAAATAAGTGAAAAAGATAAAGATCCACATTCTGGAATGCCGGTAAAAAAGCTAAAGAAAGAATATTTCCTATATTCAGAAAATGGCTTTGGATCAAACAAAACATCTTCTTTTAATAACCAAAGCACAACTGGTTATAGAATTTCTAAAGATTCTATAGCAAGAGTTACTTCTGGATTGATGAACGAAAATAATTCTATGGTTCTTTCATATTTGCATCCAGCTATTAAGCCTCTTAACCAACTTCGCATGCTTGAAGATGCGACTGTAATCTACACTCTCACAAGAGCTCCAGAACGTCGTATTTTCTATATCGATGTTGGTAACTTACCGAAAGCAAAAGCAGAACAATATCTTCACGATATGATGGTTCGTCATAAAAATAAACTGCAATACGATTCCACATCTGGAGATATTACAGACTCTCGAAGATTTATGACAATGACTGAAGATTTTTGGTTCCCTCGTAGAGGCGGTGATAGATCTACTGAAGTTGATATTCTTGCAGGCGGTAATGCTGCAGCGTTGAGCGGTGATGAAAATCTTCAATACTTCCAAAGAAAACTATATAAGTCATTAAGAGTTCCAGTATCAAGACTCGAATCAGAAACAATGTCTACATTTGGAAGAGTTTCAGAAATTTCAAGAGACGAGTTGAAGTTTAGTAAATTCATTAGAAGATTGCGTGTTCGTTTTTCTTCTCTATTTGATACCTGCCTGGAAAAACAACTTATCCTCAAAGGTGTTATAACTCCTGATGAGTGGGTAGATATTAAAGATAAAATACGTTATGACTTTATGAAGGATAACTATTTTGAAGAATTAAAAGAATCAGAAATTCTTCGTGAAAAGTTGTCTTCGTTAAGAGATGTTGAAGAACAAATTGGTAAATATTTCTCTCGTGAGTGGGTTGTCAAAAACGTTCTGTTTATGTCTGATGATGATTTTAGAGAAATGCAGCGCCAAATGGATAAAGAAAAGGCAGCTGGTATTTATGGTGATGAGGTTGATCCAGATTACAACCAAGATACTGGAGACGGAGATAGAGGGGCTGATGATTCACCGCAATCTGATGCACCAGACCAGGACCAGGACCAGCCACCAGAAGCTGAAGAATCATTACGTATTATAAATAGTAAGAAAATCACAAACAGATTTAAAAGAGGACCTCAAAAATGAAGACTTTTCGTAAAATACTTTCCGAAGTAGCTCAACCAAAAGCTGGAGATGAAATAAATTTCAAAGCTAAACACGAAATAGAAATGTTCGATTATCCATCGGATGTTGAAAACCAGTTTAGATCTAAACTGGGCAAGACACCTGCTCGTAAAGCAGATTACAAAGCTAGCGAAGACGAAGATGTTTATGAAGCATTGGATCCAGTAGGACAAGAAGATGATGACATAGATAATGATGGCGACTCTGATAATTCTGACAAGTATCTTCTTAACCGTCGTAAAGCTATTAAAAAAGCGATACAAAAAGAAGAAGCTGAACTTGATGAAGCAGCATATATGTCGGGTAGTTCAACTGGCCGTGCAGCTGCCCATCATGATCAAGCCCAGAAGCATTTTGATGCTGCTGAAAATGCGTCTACCAATATCGAAGCGATTGCTCATAAGGATGCAGCAAAGGCCCATATTAAAGCTGGAATAAGCCATGAGAAACGTGCTGAAAACCCATCAGTTGGGCCCACGGCTGCAGCCATTGTTAGTAACCATGCTCATAAGCTAACACAGAAAGCAAACAGATATAATGAATCAGTCGAACTTGAAGAAGCAGCGTCTTTTAATAGTGTTTTGAAAGCGCACAAATATTCTGGAACTGGTAAAAATTATACTGGCATTGGTGGAACCAAGGTGACTTACTATGGTGATCATGCAGTATCTTATAACGAGGCTGACGGTAGAAAAGTCCATAAAACAGCTAGTTCCTTAAATAAGCATCTAAACGCGCTTCATGATCACGAAGTAAGTCTAAAATCACTTAAAGAAGAAGCTGAACTTGATGAAGTAACTCGTTCAGCTATAAAACGACCAATTCAATATACAGACGCACGTGGTATTACTCGCACGAGATTAACTACTACTCGACCAGTACAACATGATCAGCACGGACAAGAAAAAATCCGCGAATCTGCAGAACTTGATGAAGCAAAATCAGACATCTATCACAAGCATATGCTCAAGGCTCTTGGCAAGTCTCGTCTGCCAAAGAACCATCAGTACACTTCTGCAATTGCAGATAATGGAGATTTTGTAGTATATGACGGTGGTAGTAGAATTGCTGGTCGTATTGGTAAAGGTGATCACAATCTCAAAGAAGAGTTGGCACAACTTGACGAGATTAGTAAAAAAACACTTGGTTCATATGTGAAAAAAGCTTCGGATGATATGGCAAATAATGCATACAATCTCGGCGCACGTGATCCGCTTAAGCCAAAAGGCAGCTGGGGAAAATCTTTTAAGCGCAGAGCAGGTATTGCAAAAGCAACTGAGCGTTTGACTAAAGAATCAGTAGAACTTGATGAGACTTTCACTGTCGGCGCTGAAAAACTAAGTGATGGTTCAACGGTAATTCTTAAAAAGCAAGATGCTGATCTTCTAAATAATCTTTTCAAAGATCTAAATCCGGCTAATAAGAAAAAAATGATGAAAGTTGC